TGCTTTTGCCATATTATTCTTACCCCAATCTTCACCCATTGAATGACGTGGTAATGCATTTTGATCAAACATAATAACTGTACCAAGCTCATCTACAAGTATATCAGCTATTTGATTATTTACCATATTATAACCTACTTGATATGCTTTCATAAGATCAACTAAAGAAGTAGATCTAGTATTCCTATCAGAAAATACTCTACCTTCAACTGGAAGTTTACATCCATATAAACTACTTTGACCTTTAAATTGAAATTCAAGTTTACCTGGTTTTTTCTTATTTACACCAATATAAATAGGATTTAATTCTGTAGATGTTTGCTTCCATGTAGATGGGAGATTAGGTCCTATTTTAACTCCACCCCATACTTCATTGATCCATATCCAATCTATATGTTCTCCAAAAACTAAATTGTCTTTTGTTTTTTCTTTAAATAGGGTTGTATTATAAATAGGCTTTTCAGTTAGTTTAAAGTTTTCATCTACTATTTTTTGTGTTATCTCACCATCTTCACTTACTCTAAGTAAATGACCAACTTTTCTTTGACTTTTCCAGTAGACAGTTGTAACTCTTAACATATTACGTTCCCCCCATATATGTACATCTTCTCCTTCATTTAATATCCATTTAACAATATCATCACCACCCTTTACATCATTTTGCCAAAAGCTAACAAATTGCCTATAACCTAAAGAAGGCATTTCTGTATTCCACTTATGTGATTTACTTGGATCATAATATGAGCCATCATTTTGCATTGCTCCAACTTGATATCTTGAAGATTTTATTGGGTATATATCTTCTAATGATCTTAATTGTTTTTCATTCATTAAATATCCAAACATATCTATTGCATCAGATACGGTCATCATTTCACATTTACCTACATAATTACCATCTGCAATATATCTTGTGTCAGGAGACTTTTGGTAAAATGTTAATGCTGGGTTCCATAATTCCACTTCATAATCATCTTCCATCATTCTGAAATGCCAGAATTCTCTATCACAAATAAGCATATCTCTAAATGCTCTTTCTTCAAGTTCTTGCATTTTAAATCTTTCTTGATCTACAACCAATTGATGAGATGCCCACTCTTCTACTAAACTTCTATAATCTTTAGAAAAGAAATCTTCTATTTCAGGTAGTGATTTTATTTGCTCAGGATCTAAAGCTTTCTGTCCTTCTTCTGATGCTGGATCCATACCAGCTTCAGCTAACTTCATTGTTAACTGTAATTTTGCATCTGTCAATAAATTTTCTTCAACTAATGCTCTTTTCTTTTCAAGCATTTCATTATATGATGTATCATCAACAGCTCTAAATTGAACCTTATTAAATCTTTTAGAAAATTCTCCTGAAAGAACATTAATGACATTAGGAATAATAGGATAAAATTTTAACTCTAATGCTGAGTCATCTTCTTTTGTAAGGACATCCATCAGATCTTTATAGTCATTATCTTCTTCAATAATGTAATCTGTTTTATCAATAATACCTTTAGCTAATTTATAATTTTTAAGAATCTTTCTAGATGCTTTTCTTAGATAGTCCATACCTTGTACTTCTAACCAATCTATATTCCATGCAGCCCAATCTTCATTTTTCTTTTTAGCTGATATAAATTGCACAGGCTGTGTCAGACTTGCCGAAACAGAATAACCTTCTGCTTTAGCACCTTTTTTCATCTGTAAGGCGTTTAATACCTTCATATTATTTATTCTTTTTAATTATATACTTAACAGGAATTTTGCCATAAGATGTACTAGTAGTCCAAGCTTCATTATAACCGGTTGATGTAGTGTTCCAATATCCATTCATTACTTTATGTTTTTAAAAGGAGATCTTTTAGTTTTCATTCCAGACAGACCTTTCCGTCTGCCCAAATTTTTAAAAGGTCTACTAGATAATTTATACATTTTTTGTGATTTTTCCAAGCTATCCACTGACTTATCCTTCTCTTTACGCTTAATATAACCTCTATTAGCTTGTTGAAGTTTAGCAAATGCTATAAGTGCGGAGAAGGCTACAAGTCTATCCACGTTTAATCCAGGGAAGTATTGCATCATTTCAATCAATAACATTTTATCCGGAATCCTCTCTACTCCAAGAGTAGAAGATAATACCTCCCCACTCTCATTTAACTCTTGATCTATCTCTTCTCTTATCCATTCTATTGCATAAGATATAAGATGATTTTTAAATAATGTTCCTGTATTTTTCCATCCATATTCTTGGAATACATTATTGTTAGATCCTAGATCTTTTAAGAATACTATTTGTTGCTTTGGTACTAAATACTTTTGTTTCTTTCTAGCAATCATATGTTGAATAAATAGAGATATATTATTCTCTACTAATGTCCAAGCATTATACCATTCTATTATTAGTTCTAGTTGTTCATGTGTTTTGTTTATATCATCATATCTACCACACCAAGAAGCTACAATTTTATCTCCTTCAGTGTAATGTTCTAATCCTTCTGAGGTTTCTCTAGTAACTTCTACTGGATTTTTATAAACAAATATACTACATAATGAATCTGATGTAGTTGTTTTACCTTCTGATACAGGGTCAATAGATGCATAATACATCATGAATTTAGGATTCTTAATAGGTTTTTCCCACACTACTATAGATCCTGTTTTATCCTCTTGTTTCTTTTTAACTGGAAAATCAGATATAGGAAGTTTATTAGTTTTGCTTGCAACAATTCCTTCATCATCTCTTTCTAATTTCATAAACTCATATGAGTATTCTTTTTCTTCTATCTTTCTTATTTGCTTAGATAATACAGCTTGTGGAAATACTGCTTCTTTTCTATATGCAAAAGCTTCAGCAATATCAATTGGTTTTTGAGAAATTCTTAATTGATATTGTTCAGGAGCAAGATCTTTTTTCCATTGATTTCTTTCTTCATCAATAGCCTTTAAAGCTTCTGGAACTAAACTATTACCATATTCATCAATATGTGGAGGCATAGACCATTGCTCTGGAATAAACAAACCACATATACCTATAGTTCCTTTATCATCCATTAGATCTGTTTCAACAGCATATATATCATTTGCTTGTGGATTTAATATAAATTCTTTTAATGGATTGCATTGATCAAGATCACCCACTGATCCAGCAGCAATAAACATACCAGTAGTCATCATACCTGATGTCATTGCAGGTCTAATATACTCATATGTTTGATTCATCTTTGGAGCAATACCAGCCTCTTCATGAAAGAAATAATTACAAGGTCCACCAACTCCAGTTGTTGCATTCTTTTCAAAAGAAGCTCCTTGTATTTTTGACATTAAACCTCTATTAGTTTTTCTATTATTAATTCTTACCTCAATCTTTTGTTCCCATAATAAAACCTTTTCCGGAGTACATGGTCTATACCAAGCAGTATGTTCATTAAGAAAAGTTTTATATTCATCTAAAAATTTCCATGAACCTTTATCATTAATGTAATCTTTAAGTGATGCACCTATTTTACATATAGATCCTTCTTCAAACCAAAATTGATTTATAATTTTACCCATATGAAAATAAGAAGAAGCTATTTGTCTTTTCTTAAGTATAGCAACATGTTTATTATTTAGTTCAGCTAATACCTCATATAGAGCCATATGATATTGAGCATCTCTTACTTTTGCAAAACCATACTTTTTTTCTTCTTTATCAAATATTGGTAAGAAGTTTAACCACATATAATAATCTCTTGTAAGATACCATATTTGTTTTTTTCCATGATATATTACACCTTCCCTACACTTTTCTTTTTGATCATTCCAATAATTTATATAGTCTTTAGATCTAAAAGGTTTGTCACAATAAAAACCTTTAGTATTAAAAATAGTAGCTTGTTCATTAAATAGTAAAGCTACTTCATCAAATTGATATTGTCCAGGTTCTCTAAATAAAATAGTCATATACTTTATTAAATCCTCTTTGGTTTCAAATTCAGTATATGACCATTCTCCGTCTTTATATGTTGGTATTTTTTTATACATTTAATCCAGATGGGATATTTTACAAACCACTCCTGATTCTGCTAATAATAAATGTTTTTCATCATTATGCATAAACTCTTTAGCATTAACATGTTCAAGAACCCACTGTACGTGATCTCCTTCATTAAACTCATCACTTACTTTACCTCCTTTAGCAATAACAGTTCCTTTAGGAATTTGTTGTACTTGTGATGATGGAAGAAGAATTCCAGATGCTGTAGTTTCTTTTACTGGTACAGGCTTTACTAATAAATTGTGCCCAACAGGTGTTACTTTTAATTTTTTCATAGTTTTAAATAAATTTATAATTGATCATAAGCTAGACCCTGTCCACCGCGGACAGAGCTCTTTTGTTCATCTTTCATATCAGTATATGCTCCTTTGAAAGATTGTCTAATTTGATCAAACTTGGCAGCAGTATTAACTAATGCAGTTAAATTACCATCTCTACCATGATCAATAGATGTAGTTTCCATATATCTAGCTAGTCTATCTAGCATTGCTTTAATTCCTTTATATGCTCTATATGTAGGGGTTTCATATAATTCTTTACACGTATCTATAGCATGTCGGATTGCTCCATCTTCTGCTGACTCTTCAAATCCTATTTCTTCTATTACAACATCTTCTCTTTCATGTTCTGGAAGATTAAAGAAAGGATTCATATCAGGATCTGGACATGTCATATAGAACACGTATTGATATATAGATAAATATGTATCTGGATATTTTTCCATAATAGTTTTTAAAGATTTTAATGTGTAACAATGTTCACTAGGAACTACTTTACCATTTTGTATATCAAATAATTTTATTAACATATAGGATTATCTTTTAACCACATTATAAGACTTTGCACTTCTTGTTTTAAATATGGTAGTTCATAAATTTTAATTTCTTTTATAATTGGTTCTTTTTGATCATTATATTTAGTTATTGGATATCCAAATTTATTTTCACCTTCTTTTTCAAATATAACATGTTGTATTTGTAAATCACCAACTTTAAGTTTAGGATTGTGTTTTTTAATTATATAAGCATATAGACTTAGTTGTAAATTATAATGTTTAAGATTACAATCATCTAAATGATTTACAGGATTATACATTTTAGATACAATACCTTCCCAATTTTTAAATCCTTTTTTCTTTATTTCTTTATTTGTTTTGTAGTCAAGAATATTAATCTTACCGTTAACTATACTTACAAGATCTGCTTGTCCACATAACCCAGCTGATTTTAAATAAACAAAATGTTCTGGGTATACACCTTCAGGAAGCTTTTGCTCAGGTGCAATTTTTATTCCGTTCTGATCTACTATAGGTTTTATTATTGGAACTTCTGTACCATCTCTTTCAATAGTTTTAAATTCTAATAATCTTTTTTCTCTCTCATCATGATACCAATTACCTAATCCTATAGCTCTTTCTGATTCTCCATTCCAAGCTGCTAAAATATCTTTTGGTGTCATCTTATACCATTTAGATCTTTTATTTTTAGATGATTTTTTTGCCTGTTTATCAGCATCAAATTTAGGTTTAAACATACCTACAAATGATGTAACACTTGTCCATTTGATTTGATCTTTTTCAAGATTTTCATCTAATGTTTCATACACATGTCCATCTGATTTAAATATTACTGGCATATTATTTATATAAATTTTTACCTATTTGTTTTTTTACTTCTGTTTCAGTTTTTGAATCCATAACAGCTTTCCATTTCTTTTTAGGACAGCTTGAAGATAGTGCTCTTATTTTTAAAGCTAAACTGCATCCACAATCTGCACAACATGGTTGAGTACCATTAACAGCACAGGAATCTCCCTTATTATCAAAGTGTTCACAAGTTATACAGGTTTGATATCTAAGCTTTGCAATTTGTTCAACATCTTCTTTTTTAAATATATTATTTTTAACTCCTTCTAGAATTTTATCTATATTTCCAAAAGCACCTATGATTTTATTTAATTTCATTTTTAAAATGTTTTCTTTGTTCTAGTTTTTTATTCATTTTAATTAAAACTTCTTCCATTTGTTTAAGCTTTTCTTTTACCGGAAGATATTTATCAAAACCTTTATAAGTCATTTTTTCAAGATTACCTAATATATCTTTATTTCTTTTTATTGTTTTTTCTAGCTTTTTCTTTCTAATGCTAAAAGTTCCTAATCCTGAAACATTTATATGAGTATCAGTTAAATTAGATAAATTCTTTCTTAATTTAGCGTAATAAAAAGTTACAATATCATCAACTACATCTTTGTGAACTTCTATTTCTTTTGCAACTTCTTCAAAAAAAGATTTATGATTCTTCGGTTTCAATTCCTAAAATTTTATAATCTAATAATATTATCCCTTCTGTTTGTATATTTAAATCAGAATTAATATAAATAGTTTTTTTATTAGATCCGTTTTTAATTATTAGATTTTTCTTTTCAGCTTTTGCTAAAGCATTTCTACAAGATTGAGAACTCTTAAATATTTTCTTTTTTGAAATATCATTACAAAAAGAAGTTAATTCTTTACTTCCTACTTTAGCTAATTCTGCTAAACAATTAAGATCAGAACTACTTATTTGAATATTATTTAAAAAGCAATAAGTAAGGATTTGGTATTTTATAACCTCATCCTTACTTGTCTTTACTTTCTTATTTACTTTATTTACTATAGCCATGAATGTAATATATCTTTGCTTTCTAATAAAGTATATGTAAATCTATTATTCCAAGTATCTCTTGCCTTTCTGCATACTTTCATAAATATTTTCCAATCATCATTAGCTGCAATAACCTGACATCCAGCAGACCACTTGTCTACTTGTTTAGATTTTTTACCAGCATACTTAGTAGCTCTATGAATATTTATTCCAAATAAACCTTCTTGCACAGATCCTTCATGGAGATTATACCATTGATCACGGTTATCATCTCTATAAACCTTTACAGGTCTATCTTGACCTAAAGCTTCATATCT